GGATTTAACACATCCTTGGCATCGGTTCGATGATAACTTTAAGACTGTAACCCCAGACGACATTGATATGCCGTTGGGTGTGATTGGGTTCTCACAAGAACCTGGTTGGAAGTTTAGGGCCTTTGCGGCCCCAAATGTCGTCATGCAGGCGGCACTTGAACCTTTAAAGAAACAGCTTCTCTCAACACTTTCCCGTATCCCTTGTGATTTTACTCACAATCAGGATGCAGGAGTGGAGAGAGTTCGTAAGTGGTTAGAAGAGGGTTCAATGGTTTATTCCGTTGATCTTTCTGATGCCACTAACAACTTTCCACTAGTGTTGCAGGATGCTGTAGCTGAAGGCTATGGTGTCACCGATGAGTATCGTCATCTGATGAAACTTGTCAGCCGTTCACCTTTCACTAAAATGTGGGGTGATAAGCAACCCGTACGTTGGAATGTGGGTCAACCCTTAGGGGCTGGTCCGTCCTTTCCACTATTTGCCATCTCCCATATAGCTTTTGCTATGGTTGCGGGCAAGCGTGCAGGTCTCACTTATGAACAGAGTATCGAAAGATTCAATGTTCTAGGTGATGATTTTGTTACAAAAGATGCAGGTCTTCACCAGCATTATCGACAACTTCTGGCTGAGTTTGGTATTCCCATATCTGAACCTAAATGCCTCTCATCCAACTTGTTGGGTGAGTTCGCAGGTAAGCTCATATCTAACCGGTATGTTTACCATGGTTTTAAGTATAAGGAAATATCCGACCAATCCTTCCTTCCGGTTATCCGGAGTTTGGGACGGCAGGCAATTTCTAAACATATACTCTCTGAACAACAGTTTGCATACGCGCACCTTGTCAAGGAGTTCCCTGAACCTTACGGTTTAGGGTTTAACCCAAAAGGTCGTTCTTATCAGGACCGTTATGAAGAGTATCTCGTTTTCCGTGAGGAGATCGAGAAACTTAAACCAAAACCGGACCCCAGTACATCGGAGTCTGAGATGAGGAATAAGTTCTTCTATGGTCTTGATATTAACAAGTTAGATTGGAAATGGTACTTTAGTCCTTCGGACCAGAGTATTCAAATACCAGCCTTTCTTGCTATGCCCGCTAGAGATCAGAGGAATGTGTTGGAGGTTATCCGCCACGACGCCTTAAGATCGTACACTCCTGTATCTGGTGATCCTCGCCCAGTTCCTTTGATGTTAAAATCCGCAAAGATGTCTATGGTGAAAGCCATAGTTTCGATGAGGACTCAACATTCTCAGGAATTAAACTTGGATCTCCGATCTGATGATAGCCCTTCGGGGCCATCTCTCGATGGAATGTGCAACTAGTCACTACCCTGCCTCCCTTGCAGGAGGAGACC